CTCGGCAGGGAGAGAGGAACTCTGGCCCAACCCCCCAGACTTGTACTCTCCACAAGGTGATTTATTCCCTTGTGAGGAACACAAGTCCGGGCCAAGATAGGTTTCTAAAACACGGTTTAAACCGTGTTCTGGTCTCCTACCTTGGTTTCGGCCAGAGTCCGGGTCCTGGTCAGACCCGGGGCAGGGGGATTCTTCCTCCTGTTAAGGAACCTCAGGCTTCGGAACCTGAGGCTCCGGGCCCATGGGGGAAGACTGATTAGGTACCTCTGTTTCGAGTGAGAGATCACCCGACTCTAGATTTACCTTGATGGCTTCCTTCATGGCAGGTCCAATACCCGCTGCGACCCTTCTCATAGTATCGTAGTTTCTCTCGTAGAAAATACGGTCTGTGATAGGGATCGTAAGACTCCTTGTGAAGGGTCATAGACCCTCTTCAAGGAAGTCAGGCGAGGTTTCGATCTGATCCAGCCTATCAAATGCCTTCTCAATCATTCCAGTAATCTGGAAGATTGGGTGAGCTTGGTACAGCTGGAGGCCTCCAGGACCTTCGTAGTGAGGGAGGTTAAATTGAAGGAGCATGTTAATGTTCCCAATATCTCCTCCTCCACTTACGACAGAGGCCCGAGTATCGTAGTATAGGGACTTCAGCGTGTTCCTAAAGAGAAGGTTACCGACCTTCTCCGGAATACACTGGTCCTCCTTAGCCAGATCGCCAAGCCGAGCAACTACCGTTAGGTAATCGCACGGTCTAACGCGGCTTTGGAGGGCTAGAGTCCCCATCATACAAACTCACAATTTCTTAAAGATGTCCCGTCTGAAAGAGCGGGGCATCCTAAAGTCTTCGTAAAGGGCCTCAATAACCCTGGGAATAGAATCTCCGAGAGGAAATCCCTTCTTCTCCTCGCCCATCAGAGCCGACACCAGGAGTGGATAACTCTTGATGTTGTCAATGATGGATGAGACAGGGAAAGGGGAAACCTCAACTCCCTTGATGAAGAATCTCTTGGCAAATTCAAATGTGTCATCTGACACATGAGTTTTTGCCTCAGATACTTCAACTCCAAGGGACAGGATCTTGGATTTATAGGCCTTCCCAAGTCTCCTATCACCAATCACGATATCGTCTCCTAGGAGGCAATACCGGGCCTGGTGTCAGGGAATCTTGAGTTCTTCACAGCACTGGAATACCACGAAGTGGTGGGCCAGTGCGAATGAAGCCCAAGATGAGTATGCTCCCATGGGATTGCCCACTGCATATGTAGTTTTACATTTGCGCTGGGGAACCTCAAAGGAATAACCAACCATGATATTTCTTCATGCTTGTACATACTCCTTTGGAAGGCCTCCCTCGAGGACCATACCGATGAGGTCGATCGGAAATCGATCGGTCGCAGCGGTAAGGTCCACGGACCAAAACTGGGTTTGATCCCAGTCCCGGACCCGTTCCTGGAAGATTCCTTGATTGAATGTACAATCCTGGGGGATCCTTTTAAGGATTCCAAACAGGAATTCGTGTAGGGGTTTAAGACTTGTCTGTGATCAGTAATCTAGGATTGCGATCACACGAGTCTTACCCTCCACGTCTGGAATTCCAACGATCTTCCGGAAAATTCCGGGATCAGTTGGAAGGTTCTGACGCTGAAAGGCGTCAAGACCACCCATAAGGGTTTCCATGTACATCTCCAGTTTGGCCCCACCTACTAGGTAGATCTCCTTACGGAGAGTATCTGGTAGCGATCTTAGGTCCCGTAGGCACGTTCAAAGAGCGTGCCCATTGGGTCCTGATCTGGTGGTCAGGTGGTATTTCGATCATTGGACCTTCTTGAGGTTCCTCATTCGGCTGCCGAAAGTGGATCGGAAACCAAGTGACCTTCAGAACCGGTTAACCTGAGAGTAAGAGGCCATGGGGCCCACATAATTGTGGGTCGCTGGGTTCTCAATACTCGACAGGTCCGGGTCTGGATCAACTTGGAAGGCCCTGGTCATATTTGCTACTGTGAGCACTGTCCGGACAATGTCCGAATGGCCCGCTTGAAGCAGCTTTCTGGTCAGGTCCTTCCCGATCCACCGGCTGAGCCGAGATCGGAGGTACCTCTTTCGAGAGAGAGAAGAGTCTTGAGAGATCTGTTTAAGGAGCCAGGTCCTAAACCCCTTATTTCAAAGGATTAGGCCTCTGACTCCACAGGTCCTCAGGATTCTCTTACACTTCTTGAAGAAGTATTCAAAATCCTCCCTGCCGGTACCCGATTCTTTGAAAAAGGAACGGGTAGCCCACCATACCAGCGTCCTGATATGGTCAATTCGACCAGCGCCTTTTACCCGTCCCTGCTTCCATCAAATGGGAGCCGGACTAGCCATCCTCTCCGCAGGAGAGTGATTGCAGGGTCTAAGGTGTCGACGTTTACGTCGAATCATGATTCTGGGTGGTGGGAGGGGACTATTCCCCTTCGGGTAAGGGTACCAACCCTACCCCGGAGTACGTCTTACCCCCAGATTACCTACTCCGATCGGTAACCTGGACTTCCGGCATACTAAGAATCCACAGGGGGGTCCTAGTGACCCTGGTTCTTCACGAACCATCTGAGGTCAAATCCTC